TTCAAATACTACTTCCGGTAACTGCAATCTTGCCTCGTCTATTTCCCTTGTATTAATATATGGATTGTCATAGGTGCTAAATTTAAAACTGCGCCAATCATTTTCCCCTTCCTTCATAAACATTGAATAAAAAAAGTTCTTACCTCTCGGCGTGGATAGGAAAACTGCCTTGCCTTCATAATCGGTTAAGGTTGGGCGTATGCTATTTTGCCATCCTGATTCTAAGTCAGGGATAAATGCTGCCTCGTCTATAATTACTAAATGAAATTTGCGACCTCTTAAATTATCTAATCGTTCCCCTGTAAAAAATTCTATTGATCCGTTATTAGGGCAATATATTTTAAGGTTACTGATATTGTTTTTAAATGGGATAGCAGCTGTTAGCCTTTCAAAAAATGCTTTAGCCAATTTATATGTTGGGGTTATGTATGCAACTTGACCGCCTGTGATTGCTTCTTTGATCCCCATTATCTGTGATAGTTCTGACTTACCAAAACGCCTTCCGCACATTACAACAATAAAACGCCTGTCGCATTCTAATATTTTTTTTTGATTAATATGGGGGTTTGGTAATTCTATGCGCACTATAAAATAGTTTTGCCTTCAACGAATACAACTTCAATCTTTGTATCTTGTTGAATATCATATTGTTCTTTTGGCTTACCATATACGCGGGTTAGTAAAGTATCTAAAGAATACAAGCTGCCCTTTTCTAAAGACTTGCGCATAGCTGCGGCAATAGTCTTTTCTAATATAGTTGCCTTTGGATTATCCCATACCTTTTTTAGTTCGTCCATATCCATTGACATCATTACTTGGATTGTGTCGTTTATTTCGCTTAGCTTATAACCTTGCTCTTTTAGTAGGCTAACATACTTTCTTGGACGTCCTTTTAAGTTACCCGATTCACCTGGTTTAAATTGGTGTTCAATTATATCTTGACTTGCCATTGTGCTGTTTTTATGCTGTTTTTTAGAGTTAAGGTTTAAACCATTGTAGCCAAATTTGATATGCTATTTGGGCAGTCATAATTGGTGGGACCGACATACCAATAAGATATTTAGGCTTTAATGTTTTAAAATTATAGTCTAATGGATAAGTACCTATTTTACAAAAATCACTATTAGATAATGAATTTGGATTGCTATAATGTAATATAGGACTTGAATCAGTAGCAATAATAGTATTACAAACTACATCAGGTGATATTTTATAAGAGCCAAAATAATGTCCTTTTGGATGAATTTTACTTAATGAATTTCCCATTGGGCATTTATTCCATAATTCTAAAGTTTCACCTGTAATAGGTTTACCTACTGATCCATCTTCTATTTCTTTATACAACACTGGTTTTTCATTAAAATCTAATCTTAAAGGTTTAAAGTTTAATTCCTTTTTATACCCTATAAAAAATACTCTTTCCCTTCTTTGTGGAACACCCATTGATGCCCCATTTAAAAGGAATATTTGTACTTTATAACCTGCGTCTTCCATTGTTTGAATAATTTTTTTAGAATAAGCCTTTGCATTACCTAAAATAATACCTTTTACATTTTCTAATAAAAATACTTTAGGTTGTAGTTTTATAATAGTTTTACAATATTCAAATACAAGATCATCTAAAGTCTGGACTGCTTGACCTTCCCTAAATTGTTTTTCTTTTCCCCACGCTTTTTCTCTACTTCCTGCCATTGAAAATGTTGAACAGGGTGGGCTACCATCTAATAAATCAAGATTATATAATTCATCAGGCAAATCAATAAGTTTATTAAATTCCCTAATATCCTGGTTATAAAGAAATTTTGGATTGTGATTTGTTTTATAAATATCAGCTACATGAGGATCAATTTCAACCCCTCCTAAATGAGTATATCCGGCTAACTTATAACCCATAGTTGAACCGCCTCCACAAATAAAAGTTCCAAATACTTTTAATCCGTTAGGTTGTATTCCTTTTGCAGGGTAACCACCTTCTAAATTCCATTTGTAAGGGAATCTATGGTCATTAAATTCGTATTTAATCATTGCCTAATAATTTCCATATTGCCTGTTCAGGGGTAGCTGCTAATTTTAATAAAGCATCTTTTACAATATGATATTCTTCTTCAGTGTATTTTAAACTTATAGTCATTGAATCAGTAACATCATCAAGACTTAATTCTTTATTTTTATCTCCAAATCCTTCAGTATTAAAGTTTGGTATATCTAAACCCCAATCTGTTAATTCTTCTGAATCCCAATTATTTGCCAGGTCATTCCAATCCCATTCGCCATAGCCTACATTATCCTTTACAATAAACTCTTTTTGCTGCTGCTCGTTCCAATCAACTATATCAACATTGATTTCTTTTATCCCTGCTTCTTTTATTGCTTTTAAACGCATATTGCCACCAAGTACAACCATATCTTTATTAACTACAATAGGTCTGACGTTAAGCATATCTGGAAAGTCTTGTATTGACTTTACTAACTTTTTAAACTTGTCATCTTTAATTAAACGGGGGTTGTTAGGGTTAGATATTACTTCCGTAATCTTTACTTTTTTTATCATAGGTTTATTTTATCTACCCTGACCTCTATACATTTTTGGTTTTGGGCTATGTTTATTAAAGGACTTTTTAGCGTGTCCGCATTTCCTTTTACCAAAGTTAACCTTTCTTGAATCACTTTTAACCTTTGCCATCTAATTTTTTTTTATGTTCTTCAATTAAAAATTCAATATAATGCTTCTTATCCCCATATTCAATATGGCAAGTTCTACAAACCGCCATCAAATTTTCAATCTTATCTGCATCTGTGCTTCCCCCCATTCCCCTTCTATGTATGTGGTGAATATCTACCGCTCTACTTCCGCAAACCTCACAGGGCATAAAATCTTCACCTCCGTAACCAAAATAATTAAGATATATTTTAGTGTGCTTTTTCATTATCAATTTGTTCAAGTTTCCTCTGCGCCCAAGCCACGCCTTCATCACCACCCCAAGCTAACCACATTAAAGCGCCGCAATCCACCTTAGGATCACCCTTTGAATTTTCCCTGTGCCTTTCAAAACTTGACATCCTTGCTATTGTATCCCTTGTAATATTTTCACCTTTAGCTAATTGATTAGCACGCGCCCAACCAACAGGCGTTCCGCAATTACGTTTATATTGATCCCTGATATTTATTGCTCTTTGCGCGTTTACTCTTGCGGCTTGTGGGTAATCTTTATAGCTATCAGCCATTGATACACGAATCGCAGCCCATACGCTTTGCGCTTTTTCCTCTGTATCGTATATACAACCACCTGATCCAATTCTATATTTTCCGTTTGATGAACATTTATATACCGGCATTTCTTAAATTTTTATATATTTTAACAATATGATTTATAAAATCATAATAATTCATATCCATTTTAGCAACATTACAAGTTTTGCAACAGGTAACTACATTGCCCTGAATATATCCAAGCGAACTATCAATTCTATCTATTCCATTATAATAAAAATCATATTGAAAATTTGGTTGTCTATATTTATAGTGATTTGAATTTTTATCGCCGCAATAATGACATTTAGATTTAACTAAATTTAATATTTCTATTCCTGATAATGTGCATTTTAAACCCCTTTTATCATATCTTCTATTTAGTTTTGACTTTAATATCCTTGCACAAATAATTTCAAGATCCTTTTCTTCAAATTCTTTTATACTATTTTGTAATAATTTACAAGTCTTGCAATATTGTCCCCTTCTTTTTACTTCGTCTAATCTTTGAATAGTAATACATTGACAATCAATACATTTGAATTCAGTAAATGATCTTAGTATTCCATTTGTATCTAATTGTGTATAACTAAGCATTTCCTATTAGTTTATTATAAATAGCAAATCGGCTCTTATTTACAACGTGCAAATTGAAGTTAGTATTGCAATAATCATAAAGCGCTTCCCCGTAATGCGTTCTGGCATCCTTATCATTAACTAAAAGTTTGATCCAATAATACCAATCCTTTTGACTATTGACGTGGCAGGCAGGATAAAATCCTCTGTATGGATGAACGTTGCTTACGATAGCAGGGTTTTTCTTTGATGCCGTTTCTAATACTTTTAAATTAGATTTCATTGAATTAAACTTATTGTCAACCAAAGGAATTAGGCTTATGTCTGAATCGCAATAGGCAGCCATATATTCCGTAACGTGATTAAAGTTATATATCGTTGGGTTTAATTTAAGCCCATTTGTAAAGGATGCTATCATTCCATCCCAGATATGCTTTTCGCCTTCATTGTAACCGGCTATAATTGTACGCACAGGAAAGTTTATTCGTTTCATTGGGTTGCGAAGTATCTCTAAGTCTTTGCCGTGCGTTCCTGATCCGGACCAAAATAACCTGATAAGGTCTGAAGGCTTTTTATCTAAAAGGAATTGTTCTTCGCCAAATGGTATTGCGTTAGGTAATATTTCTACATTCTTATTTAAGGGATAAACTTCTTCAGCTAATCGTTCGTGAGTAACTGTGCAAAGGTCTGCTATTCTTATCCAAGCAATTATTTTTTCAGTTACCTTATTTTCTTTATATGATTCTGAAAGTATATGCGAAGCACCCAAATCCCAATGGTCGTCATTATCAACAATTAATTTGAAGCCGTATTTTATGCGCCATTCAATCATTTGCTCTGGCGTTACATTATGCAGCATTCTATTCATAACAACCAAGTCGTAATTATTTGAAACCACTTCTTCGTTTATTACGTCAGTCATTAAGCAATAATCTTTTTGCATATTAACTATTGGCATCAAGATTCTATGGTATGATACGCCGCTACTTTTTGACGCTATTGCTAAAATTCGCATCTAATATTTTTATCTATGTGGTAAATCTTTTGATATTTTTCCCAGACAGATTGCGCCCTTTGTAGGCTCGCATCTTTCATAGCCCTGTACTCTGTGCCATTTCCAACGTCGTGTCCGATATGCTCGCTTTTTAAATCCGGTAGGTAGTAATTTGTAAACCCTGCAATAGTTGCCCTTTCTGCAAAATCTCTGTCTTGCATTCCGTATGGATCATACGCTTCATTGTAACCGCCAATCGCATCAATCAATTCCCTTGTAATAAAATTATCACCAAAGGGGGTATGAGTTTTATGTACTCCGTCAACTAATGGCGGCAATTCTTCTACGCAATGTATACCAAT